TGAAAAGTGCCATGATTAACCTTTTGAGTTTGCGTAGAAGGGAGAACATAAGAACCACCGTTCTAGCGAAGGCTGGTCCATACCTACGCCGGTACTTCCGTCTTTCAGCGGAAGTTCGTAATTAACTCACCGAAATCTTGTTCCAGCACGCGCCAGTGCCATCGAACTGCAACACGCAGCTTTGATCCTGGTTGAGCACGACAGTGGATGCGCCGCCGCGGCCGGTGTAGTTGACCGTGAAGGTCACTGCGGCCGTTGCTGAGTTAGTGAAGATCCGGAACTGGCCGTCTTCAGGAGCCGCTTCCACGGTGATCGTTCCTGCTCCTGCGCCCGTCCATACGGTGGCGCCCGGCGCTGATGGGTTCGCGATCGTCGTCCCGCTAGTGCTGGTCCGTGCAATCTTCATGTTCAAACCCCAGAAGTACCCGCGCAGATAACGCGTGGTCGTATTCCCGAGGTTGTAGGCTTGATCTGTGACCGGCGACAGGCTGCCAGCACCGAACGACAGCAGGTCGATGCCATTGACCGTGTAGCGCGTGCCAGGAGGCGATCCCGTGCCGATCTTGTCCGTGCCGAAGTGGAACTGTCCACCTGCGTACCACATGCCGCCAAAGGAGCCATTAGCTAGGCCGCCATCAATCGTCTGCCACACACGCAACGTCTGGTTATTCGTGCCGTTGCGAATGTCCGTGATGTTCGCGGCCGTGCTGTAAATATTGCAGGCGCTCGGAATGTCGTTCGCCGCCGGGATCACGCGCGCCGTGCCGGGCCAAGCATTCGTGCCTGGCGTCGTATTGGCGACGTGGTAATTCTTCATGCTGGTGTAGGCGGCCTTCTTCGTTGCGCCGTCGTACTTAATCAGCCCGTAGTTCGATGTATTGACGCCACCGAGATCCGAGCCGGTGCCTGAGTCCGCGGTATCAGAGAACAGCGTATAGAGAATGACTGCCTGAATGTTGTACGTCGCCTTGTTTGGAAACCAGACGCCATACTGCGACGTGATGTAGCTGGCCTGATTCGCTTCCGTATCGATCGTTCCCCACTCCGACACGATGGTCGGCAAGCCATTGCATCGGCTTTGCAGCAGTGCCAGCACGTTCGGGTTCGGCGCGCCAGAGGTCGGAGCGTCCGGGCAATATGATCCCGTTCCGCCCGTTCTGCCCTGCCGGTGATTCGAAGGGCCGGCGAAGACGACGTTATTCATCGTCTTGTACCAGTGCAAGCACACGAAATCGAACGGAATCGGCGTCTGCGTGATAGCTCCCGTCGTGTCCATGCCCTTGATAAGCATTTCCTGAACGACGTAAGAGTATGGATTGCCAGTCGCCATACCGCATTTGGCTGTCGGGATGATCGACTTGATACCAGCGATCATGCCGCCGACCAGCCCGCGCAGCATCTCGATTGCAGCCGGGATAAAGTCAGTTCGAACCGAGCCATCCGGCCCAAAGCCGTCAATCGGATTTACTGCGGTGCTATTTCCCTGCTTGTCGATACGACAGATAAAGTCCAGCTCGTTCGTACATTCCCAAATAATCTTCGTCGGATCGGAGATGCCTGCAACAGCAGCATTAGCCATCGCGATACCGAGCGTTTGCCCCGCGGTGAAGTTCGCCGCATAGGTCGTATTTACAACGTTGTAGCTGGCCGGCGTGATGACGATCAGAGGCGTAACACCATTTGCGATCCACGAATTGATGATCGCCAGATTGTTCGCGCTCGACAAATTCGCCGCGGTCGTCATGTCCGTTCGGATTATCTGCAATCCGAGATCGGAGATCAGTGACGCATAGCTGCTCGGCGTCATCGCCTGGTATGGCGCCCATCCTCGGTTCAGGTGGGTATTGATGCCGAAGAATCCGGATGGCGTAGGCGCGGCCGACTGAGCCTTAGGCGCCCAAAAGCTGCCCGTCGTCGGATCGTATGCAGCCTCACCAATATTGCCGAGCGTCCCGACAGGCGCGCCGCTTGTGATATTCGGGCCTTTGAAGCTATTCGATGCGCCGTTTACGCCATCCTTGCCTTGCAGTGAGCCGACAGGCTGTGTACCGTAGGTCCCACCGTTTTTCGCGTAGAAGTAATACGAGCCATTCGGGTCCGTATCAAGGTAGTACGTGCCGTCCGGCTTGCCGTCAGCATCGCTAGGCGCACCTATGCCGCTCGTCCAACCCTTTCCGTCTGCTCCCGGCGTCCCTGCGCCGCCGCCACCGCCAATAATTCCTCGCAACATGTCATTGCCCCTCGCCAACCTGAATGTCTAGCGTGGCAGTGCCCGTGATGCAAATGGCACTGAATGACAAAGGCGAACCGGGGATGGTATTCGGAATCGTAAAGGTCGAATCCGTACCTGCCAGCACAGGCGTGCACGTCGTCTGCGCTGAAGGCGAAGGCAGCGTTGCCGTCTGCGTACCGGGACCGATCGACACATACGCGTGGTTCGGGCCTTCGTTGACGATGCGCACCGTGCTGCCCGTGCCAGGAAGCTTGACGGAAGCGCCGGCAGCGATCGTCACCGCATAAGAGATGGTCGCAGCCTGCGCCGTGAACGAGCCTTGATACATTTACAGCCTCCGATGATTGGATACATGCCGCATGTGGTCTTCCCAAACGTCGTTTAGCGTCTCCTGCACTTGCAGGTTCTGCCAGTCCGGTTCCCGTACCGGAGCGACGTATTCGGCTTCACTCATGACCTGCGCACCGTATGCAAACGCATCGGAGGGGTGTGAAGCCCAGTTATGTAGCGGTTCTTTCGAGAACACGCCTGTGTCGTCATTCCACTCGTATTCCCACGCGCCTAGACCGTCTAAGCCGGCCTCGCATTGGGTGCGGTTGAATGCACATTTGGTGATGACCGCGCGAGCTGCGCTGATCTGGTCCAGCTTCTTTGTCTGAGGCACGACTTCGACCTTGCCGCCGCCGAATGCCTCTAGAAACCGCTCCATGCTGGTGTGCTTGCTTTGGAACGTCTTGGCCCGCGCATCGTGCGGGAGCCAGATCTTTCCGAGCTTGGCGCCTAGATCGGTGATGCTCTGCTGTATGCGTGGAATCCAGTCTTCCGCATCCAGCCCTGAATCGCCTTCGTACTTGAGCAGGTTGAATCCGCCTGGCAGACGCTGCCAATACCACCAAGACGCCGTGTCTCTGAATCCCAAGTCGCTGCTGATCTCTATCGGCGCGCCCACTGGGTCGTAAACGATCTCGTCGTCAATCCGGCCTTCACGCTCCGCGGCGCTGACCCACTTACCGAGGATCGAGCCGGTGATATTGCCGTAGGCGCCTTCCCAAATATGGTCGTACTCTTCCGGCCGGTCGCGCATGTCACGTTGCCGCGCTCGCTCCAGCACAGAAGGAAACTTCGGGTTGTCGCGCCAGTTAAGCTCGATGATCTTGAACAGCGGATCAGGATTGCGCCGGAAGCGCGCATCGGTCGGACTGCCCTTGCGCTTCGGGTTCCACGTCACCCAAAGCTCGCTATCCTCTTCCCGCAGCGTCGGAATGAGCGTTGACCATGCCAGGTTGGTCACTGGCTCAGCCTCGTCTACCCAACACAGGAGAATCCGCGCTTTCGACTTCACGCTGTCAATGCTGCGATCCAAGCCGGCGAACTTGAACGTCACCCGGCCATTGCGCGTCCTGATGTACTTCTCGCCTATATCGAAGAACGCTTCCAGCCATGCCTCAGACCGAATCGCCGCTTTCACTTCCTCTAGCGACGAGTCATCCAGCGAGTTCATGAACTGCCGAGCGCAAAGGACGATTCCCTCTCGCCCTTCCATCGCCCACATATAAGCGCGGACGGCTGCCATCTTGGCAAAGGATCGCGTCTTACCTGATCCCCGTCCGCCGTATGCCCCGCGTATGTCAGCCCTGCCGCTGAAGACAGGGATTAGCTTAGGAGGAAGCGCTATCCTGACGGTCGTCACTTAGCGGCTCCAATATGACCTTCTGAACCACTGTGAGCGGATTCTGCTCGTCGCCCGCGACCTGGAGAGGAAGCATCTTCCCCCAAAGCTGATAGAACGCGGTCGGGTTCTCTCCAGCCCACAGTTTCAGGCTCTCGACGCCGCCGATTCCCTCGAATGCCTGAACGAGCGCTTCCTTGACCGCTACGGTCGACTTGTTCAGCGAGCCTTTCGGGCGCCCCTTACCGGCATTGGGGGGCGGCTTTCGGCCAGTAACTTTTCCTTCTTTACTGTCGGACATACTTAGCGGCCAGCTTTTCCGCCTGTTGCAGCAGATCGTCTAGCGAGTCGTAATGGCCGTGCTCCTGTATGTGCCGGATAGCCCAGTCTCGGGCTTCTTGCGATACAGGCAGCGTATCTCTCAGGTCTGAGTAGAAACGCGCGCGAGCGACCGTTGCGTCCATGTCAGATCATCCTGTCATAACATGCCAGCGGATGTTCACGAAGTTTCTGAACGAGCGCGCGGCCTTCTTCATTGTTTCGGAGAATCTCAAGATCCGAGAGCAGCGGGTATTTGGCCTTCAGGCGCCGGAGTTCAGAGTCACTCATGTCAGGTCCCGATGCTCGCGGCCCAAAGGTTGGCGCCCAAGCAGTAGAAGTCCGCGGTCTTGTTGACTGGGATGCTCACTGCGGTATTGACGCCAGCATTGGAGATGTTGCCGCCCGTTGCGGGATAGACCAGCAGCGGGTTTGCGCCGAAGTTCGCGACGACGTAGATGTCACCAGCCTGGCCGCTCGTCGGGCCAGTTGCCGGAAGACGTGCGCCCGAGTTCAGTGCGACCGTCGAGAACACGGTGACATCGCTCGGAATGGCCGTTGCGTTTGCCTGGCTGGACGTGCCGCCGCCCGTAAGGCCGGTCGTGACCTTGCCTACGGTCATCTGAGCTTGCAGAGGCGGAACGCCTGCGCCCATCAGGTTGCTGAGAGTGGTCATGTGTGAATCTCCTAAGCTGCGCGCTCGGCGCTTTCAACTACATATGGTCGAAATGCCTCGCCGTCGTGCTCTGCGAGAATTTCCTCTACGTTCAACTCGTCTAGCGGTAGCCAGCCGGTGATTTCGTCACCCTGGCCCCGCCCGTCATTCCATTGGCCGAAGCGCACGAACACGCCGTCAGGCGAAACGCGAGCCGGGTCCAAGGTCACTTGGTAATACACAACGCGCGGCGCAGGATGACCTAGATCCTTCAGGAGCTTGTTGTTCGATACGTCCGTTTCTAGGCAGACGATCGCTACTTGCTTCTTGGTGATGGTGTCGATCATGGGCGCACAAATAAAAATGGCCGCGCTTGGCGGCCAAACCTGCGGGAGGAGATCGCAGGGAAGGGTTAGTTGAGAGCGGCCGGTGCTGATCCCCGACATTCGGTGTCGCATCTTGTTACAAGCCTTAATCGGCCTAACTTGTAACTCGCTAAACCCTAGCTTCACGTCCGATTCGCTTCACTCTCACGACTGGCGGCTAACGACTGAGGTCGCACTTATCGAAGTGGCATTTCTGCCTAACCGCCATGCGTGAAAGTGCCGTTCTTTCTCGGCCGTCAGTGTCGGGGAACACGGTGGCGTAAAAAAAGCCCAACCAGACGGGGATCGGGTTGAGCTTTTTTTAGGGCGAGTTATGCCCACAAACGGCACGATACCTTATCTGAACCCAGTTTACAAGGGCTATTCAGCAACCCTTTAGCGAAAAGTTTCGGCCTCAGCAGTTCCTTAGCCTCAGCATAGTCCCTTTCCTGCGTTTCCGGATAGCGCGGATTGGTCCAGACAGTGCGGCCGGCGTCCATATTGCGCATTGCCGTCTGGATTGCCATGCGCTGGCGGAGCGTCAGTTCGAAGATCAGCGGCTCTACTGCTTTGGCGATTCCTTCGCGGAGCTGGTGATCGACGATCTCGGAAAGCTCGTCGTATTCCATCCACTGGCGGCTAATGGTGAAATCGCGGCATGTAGAGTCAGCGCGGCCGTAGCCTAGCGCGGGCTGGTAGCTTTGGCTGAAGACGTACCAGTCGTAAAGGATGTCGTCGATTTCGTCGCTCACTTTTATTCTCCTTTCGGCGCTTCGAGTTTCGGGAATTCCTTGATCTCTCTTACGGCGTCGGCAGGAAGGTCAATTACGTCTCCATTCCATCGCCTATAGAACACGCGGCGCTCCTCCGGTGACATTCCCGCGATCATGTTTTCCCACGCTTGCGAACCCGGTTTTATGTCGCCCGTGCCGCTCCATACCGGCATTGGATGCCATACGCCCATTATTTCTTCCCTCCATACAGTCGTTCTATCGTCGCCGCGAGGCAGTCCAGTTCGCTTACCTTCACCACATCCCACATGCGGCGCTGGCCGTGGATTCCGTTGAATGAGCCTTGGTGGCAGTCTTTGCAGAGCGGGATCACGCAGAATCCCGGACTCTTTCTGCCAGGCGTGCGGCCGGCCAGGATATGGTGCGCGTCGCTCGGGCCGTGGGCGCCGCATACTGCGCAGTCCATTTCCTTTACGCGGGCAATGTGAAGGCGTTCAGTAGCGGCTGTCATGCGTCAAACTCCACTCCAAGCGTGCCGGCCGCATAGGCTTGCACCTGTACCAGATACGTTGCGAATTCTCCGACGCTCATTTGTGCCGTCGACTTGCGCCGCGTGACGATTTCTCCGCCTGGCAGCGTCAGTTCGTCCAGAACGCCGTACTTGCGCGCGAAATACTCGTGCCACGCATCTTTGTCGAACTGGTTGCCGTCGACCCATGCCTGTTCGGCAATCTGCTTGAGCACACCGCCGAAGTAGAACCGGTTCTGCTGCGCGTTACGTTGCTTTTCCTCCGCGGTCACGATCACCCGCAAAGGCTCACCTTTGTCTGCGAAGGTCGGCGCATTAGCCTTCAGGAAAGCCACTAGGTTGTGGCCGACTCCCGGCGTGTGCAGCAGAAATTCTCGATACAGAGCGGCGCTCATCTCGCCTCCCCTCTAGCCAACTGGTTCCGGACCCACAAAACCTCGTCCGCTTGGATCTTCGCCTGCAACTTCGCGCCCTCCCGCATACCATGCTCATATGCTGTCTTGAGCAGTTGCTGCGTAGCCCATGACATCTGGTGATAGCCGGTATAAGCGAGGAAATGGGCGAACAGACATTCCGGCGTGTGAGGCGTGGCGCCGCTCGACTGGCATCCAGTGCAGTTACTCATCGCGCATCTCCCGCGCTTCCGTGTAGTCCAGCCCAAGTTCCTGCTCGGCCTCTGCCATCCTCTGTAACGCTTTCTGCTGCTTCCATTTGTCATCCAGCGTCTTCGCTGCGTCTTCGATTACCTTCAGTTCTACCGCTGGCCCGTGAGCGCTCAGAATCGCTTCCTGCGCTGCCAGCCATGTGCGCCAGTGGTTTTCCTTGACCGAGGCGAGCAGGCAGCCGTGGACGTTGACGTAGTAGGCGTCGAATTGCTCTCTGCTCATTTCTGGCTCCCTACCGGTTTCGTCCAGTCGCGGCGGCGGATTCCGAGTGCCAGCCAGAGGATTTCGTCTTGGGTCATGCTGCCTCCTGATAGTCGATCCGATAGCCGCAGAACCGGTTTCCGTACTTGACCGCGGATCTAACAGCCGCTTCCGATTTCCGCATTACGTAAGCCAGATACAGCGCCGGCAGAACAAAACACATCCCATCGCTTCCAGTAATCAGAACCCGTCTCATGCGGCCTCCTGTTGGATGACTCGTTTTTCGTATCTGCCGCGCGTCGAAAGCGTTACGACGGTCGGAGTTGTTACCTGCTGAATTGCGATGGAGAACGGATTCGACTTCAGTTGCTTGCGCTGTCTCACTCGCTGGTTCTTCTCGCGGATCGTGAACGGCGCCGGCTTCTCAGCGCTCTCACCTGGCCCGATCGCGTAGACCGGAGTCGGACGGCCTCCATTCGAGCGCTTGCGCCACTCCATGATGTGAGCCTGACCGCTCAGACGGGCATCGCGCAGATTCCGGCAAACTGCCGACGTCACCAGACCCGTGCGCATGACCAGATCAGACGACGTTCCCGGCGATTTCTGGAGCTCCGCCTTGATCCAGTCCCATGCGTAGGCCGGAACGCCACGCGCCGACTGAGGACGCGGCCCGAGCTTCATACGCTTCTTGGCATGAGACAGGATTGCCTTGTACGACCGATCGCCAAACAAATGCAGGTAGTTCTTCAGGTTGCACTTCTTGACCCAATATTCCCGCAGCGCTTCTTCCTGCTCCAGAGTCCAAGACTTGCTCATGCTGCCCTCCGAAGTTCGAAGCGCTCTGCCTTCTGGCCGCGCTGGATCTTGACTACCTGCCGCTTCTCGATGCGCTTCAGCATTTCTTCCGATGCGCGCACGTATTGACGTTTGCTCACCGTTTCTACGAGTTCTTCGAACACATGAATTCCCCCGTTCATCGCTACCAGTTCGTCGCCAGAGAAGACGAGACGGTCGGTACGGTGGAAGCGCTCAGCGATGGCGATCATCGCGTTCTGCGCGTCGTACACCGCTTCCAATCCGATTTCCTTGTTCCCCGCTCCTTCGCACAGCACCAGCGAGATATTCAGCGCCGATACGATCGAATCCCATGCGCCTTTCAGACCATCGCCGCGAGCCAGCGAGCGAGCTGCAGCATGAACCGACGTGAGCACCGCAATCCTTTCCTCTCCCTTCAACGGTTCGTCACCGTCAAGCAGCATCGAAACAACGTCTTTCGTGCTGATCACCTTTCGCGCTTTGCGCGGTTTCTTGTTCCCTGGCATTTCCCTTCCCCCGTTAGCTCACATCCACGATGCGATGGCGCCATTCCTTCGCCTTCGTATCCCACTTCCACCCGTACACATGCAGCGTCCAGCCCAACTTCCTTACTTCCCCTATGTGCTCCGACTCGGCTATCTTCTTCACGCGGGAAGGAACGTTGCTCCAACTGGTCGGCTGCAAACCGATTACTTCACCGTCCTTTATCGCGATCTGGTCGAGAATTCCGAACAGGTCGACTCGGATTCGTGCGCCAGGTATCCATCGTTCTACGGTCCAGACCAGATACCCTTGCTGCTTCAGCAGCTCGGCTGTGAGTGCTGATGGACTCCTCTTCACACTTCTTTCCCGGTCACGTTGAAGATTGCTTCCTTGGCGATACGCAGCTTGTGCTGCGGCACCTTCCCGGTTGCCTCTTGCTCGGCAATGATCTTTCTGGCCCATCCGATGTTTGCGCCGTGTGGCTCGCGCTTTAATGCCGACGATGCGCCGAGTTCTTTCAAGCGCTGATGACCGTATTCCTTGGTCGATTCCGCTTTTCCCGGAGCAGCCAACATCGGGACTCGCGGCGGCACCGGCTTGATTTCTCCCTCGAGAACCTTTTTCAACGCTGCTTCCAGACGGGGCTTCAGCTGAGCGAAGGTCTGGCTCAGGATGTCGAACTCGCCTACCTTCACCGCGGCCCAGAAGATCGCCGGATCGCTCCAAACGTCTTTGCTTTCCTGTCGTGCCCGCATCTGCTCGATCGCCTCGTAGACAGCGGAATCGATGCTGATCGGCGGCTTGCATGCCTTCAGGAATTCAGCAAGCGACGGCGGCCAATCGAACTTCACGCGGCATGCCTTCAAACCTGCCGATACCTGAGCCGGCGTAAGCTTCTCGTCGTCGAATGCCTCAGCCCACGTATCGCGCCAGTTCTGGATCGCTTCGGTGCTCGAAAACGACGCGCGCCAGCGATTCGGGTATGAGCCTTCAAGGCGGTTAAACAGGTGATCAATCAACGCGATGCCGAGCTTCGGATGGATCTCAAGCCACACGCTGGGCGTCAACATCGATGTATTCGTGGGTGCGTTCATCGTTTTCTCTCGGGCGGTTTCGGTTGACGTAGGCGAAGGCGTCGAATTTTGTTGTCTTGTGAATGCTTACGGTGCTGTTAGCTGCTGCACGTTGGTTTCTTACCCAGTTTCGCCACGTAGCCGGCCAATCCATCTTTCGGCCTTTGGCGCCCGGCTGTGCGATCCAGTAGTCTCGGAACTGGCTGGCAACAGATACGGGATTCAGGTCCGGTCGTTCGGTTTGGCAAAAAGAGATTTCACCTTCGGTCGGCATCCAGTCGGCAGGCAGACGCGAAGCGGATGCTTCTGCTTTTGACTTAGGTTCTTTCTTCTCTTCTCTTCTCTTCTCTTCTCTGGTAGACGCGCTTGTAGACGGTGGAGCGTCTACATCTTCGACTACAACTGCGTCTTTTCCAGCTCTCCAACGTGCTTGCCGCTCGTTTTTGAGCGCTCTTTGCTTCGCTGAGTCGCCGTTATGTCGGTCGAATTTAGGAATGCGAATCCCTTCATCAGTTACTTCGAGCCAACCAACCTTAACGAGAGACTCTGCGAAACCTTCTAATCGCACAACCTCGTCTACATAGGTAGACGCTGCACCGTCTACAAAGCCGTCTACAGAGTGACGATCAGCCCACGACCAAAACGTATGAAGCCGACCGATCACCGCGTACTTATCGATTCCAAGCATTGACGCCAAACGGAACACGGCGGGATCGTCGTGAAGATCAGCTCGCATCTTTATCCACTCTCCAGCCATGATTACCTCTCTGATTCACGCTTTTTTTCATCTAGAAGAGTCCCTCGGTGGGACGCCTCAAATTCAGCAACTATCGGATGAAGCACCCCAAAGGCCGAGCGCATCACGTGATACCCAATCAGTACAGCAAGAGGAATCCCAGTTTTTACCGCCAGTGCTACCAATTCCCCTGCTTCTGGCACCGGCAACTCTGCTGCCAGGTGGGTATTACCGACTTTCATATCGCCACCATTACCCCCGCTTGGGCCAACTCGACACTGACGGCTAAAAGGTTCGCCGGCAAAGTACCTACAGTCCCAAACAAAAAGAGCTTCAAGATGCGAGCGACTGCTTCTGAATCGTTATCTAGGCCATTGAGTGTTTTGTAGGCCTGGATTCCTGCGTACAAGCTGTCGTCCACACGCGTTTTGATTTCCGTCCGAAACTGCGCACGCCTTGCCATAGCTACCTCATGAAAACGAATCCTCGTAACTGGTTTGGCCGTCGCTGCGATCTATGCCGCAGCCTGTTCCTTGACTTCAATTCCTTCGAACACTTCCGGCCGCGCAAGACGCAGAAACTGGAGCCGGTAGCGCGGAATCCCATCTACGCGCCACTGAGAAACGGAAGGCGCCTTGCATTCGCACAGCGCCGCCACAGCGTTTGTTCCTCCGAGGCGGTCGATGACAGTGTTTGCAAAAGCATTCATGTCTGACCTCTTTGTTGGTACGAATTCATTTTAGGCGCACCTAAACACAAATGCAAGCCACACCTAAAAAAAGATCGGTTAGGCTCAACTAAATGGAAACGTGGAACGAACGACTAGCGCAGGCGATCGCGGCGAGCGACTACAAACCGCACCAGCTCGCCCAAGCGCTGAACATCAAGACGCCATCCCTGTCGGCATGGATCGGCGCGGGCACAATTCAGCCGGCGAAGAACTTGACCGGCGAGAACTTGATTAGGGTCTGCCAGTTGCTGAACATCCGGCCCGAATGGCTGATGTTCCGGGAAGGTCCGATGAGACCAGCAAAATCGACAACAATCTCAACAGAGATGGCGGCGATTATTTCTGAATTGGAAATTCTGGACGCGAAAGGGGGAAATGAGCGGGAAGATGCCCTCTATTTCCTGAATAGGCTGCTGAAACGGGAGAGCACAGTAATGGCAAAGCAAGCTTAGTTTTGTCCACCCCGTCAGAGGGAGCCGTGTCCCATACCCAACCAAATAATATTGTCGTTCCCATCGAGAGAGGGCGAGCGCTGAAGGCCAAGAAAGAGCGCTCGAAGACCAATAGATCAAGCGCCTCCAATCCAACCGCACGGCGCCTGGCGCAGTGTGTAGAGATACTGGCTGAACTGTCGCGAGATCTCGCTCGAAGCTCCTGAGCCTACCCGCGAACGTCGCACCCCGAAGCCCCGCCCCGAGCGGGGCTTTTTAGTTTCCGCTTCGCCCCCCCGCCAAGGTCACTTCCGATCATCCACTCTAGAGTTCGGCAAAAATAAGGTCCGCCTAAAAAAACACTTGACCTTTGGTTTAGGTTCGCCTAATATGAATCCATGCACTGAAACAAACAACAGCGCATCGGATAGCCGGCCAACGTGAGGTCGGAATGTCTAGCCAGAACTGCAATCTGGCCGACCGGTAGACCTGGCGAAATCTGAGCCAGCGACGCGACAGAGCCGATGAGTCTTACTAGTGCCTTCTGCATAGCGACAGAGAGCACCACTAAGACGAGGAGACTGAAATGTCAGCGCTTGCAGAGGATCTCATTGAGCTAAAGCGTCTTGCCGAAGGTGGCATGGGCGCTTTGACCGAAAAACTGTTGCACGAAGTGGCCGCGCGAATCATCGCGGCTGGCCTGCGGAACGAGAAAGAGGGGTGTTGATATGTGGGGGCTTTTCACTGTCGGGCTAATCGCTGCATGGCTTACGCACATCATCGATTGCTTTGTCACTCACGCATACGGACTGCTTCTTGCCGGCGCGATCTTCTTCCCTGTTGGGATCGTGCACGGTATCGGCGTCTGGTTTGGAGCATGGTCATGAACGTCACCCCTATCGGCGTCACGCAAGTAGGCGAATGGCTCTACGACAAAGAGCTTGCCGAACTTGACCCGCAAGACTCACGCGACGAGCTGATCGCGTCAATCAAAGACGAGATGGTCGCCAAGCGCAAGGCAGCGATGAGCGACGACGACATCCAGGCGGCGCTCGAGAACTGCACGGCGCGCATGGCTGGAATCGTTCGAGACGCAATGCAGCGCAAGGATAAAAGCCTGTCGCTCGCAGCGCTCGAAATCATGTTCGATTCTTGGCTGGAATACGACGCCGAGATCGAAGCTATCAAGTCGGTCGAGAACTTGGAACGGGAGATGAAGAAATGAGCGCTTTCGAGTTCGTTTTCGTGTGGGCGGCCTGCTGCCTTCTGGTTGCAATCTTTATGCGAGGAGCGTTCTTTGAAGATCGTAACCGAGCAGGACATTAACCGGGCCGTCGCAATGAGCGACTTGTTTCGAGGGATCGTATGTGCAGCAGCAGCCGGGGGCGCTCTTGGCGCGTGGCTGTGGTTCTGTCTTGGTATTGGCGTGGGGTGAAGCATGAAAGAGCTTTTGAAGCTTTGGGTAGTAATCGCGGCTGTAGCACTCGGGTATCTGGTTCTGTGCGGAATGATTGAAGCAAGGGCGGAGCGGATTCAAAGCTGTAGCGTGGTTCGCTGCGCGTGAACTGAGGGGAATCAGTCTGTTGGGTGATGGGATTTTGTACAGAGATGCCATCTTCGAGCAGATTGTTTTAAGTACAACTCAACTTGCAAAAGACGATGATTATCCTTTCTTCAAACAATATGCCAATCGTTGTAGACGATTTTTCATGTGATGACCTATCAAAGTACAGATGGTTTGTGAACCATGAAGGTTATGTGAAGCGTTCAACATGGGTTGATGGGAAGAGGGCAACCATCTACATGCATCGTCTAGTTGCCGGGCTAGAACATGGTGATAAGAGGCAAGTAGATCATGTCAATGGAGCCAAGAGCGATAACAGACGCGAGAATTTGAGGGTTTGTTTCAATTTCGAAAACCAGAGAAATCGAGGAAAGACGCGCAGCAATACGTCCGGATTCAAAGGTGTCACTTGGAACAAAAACGATTGCAAATGGATAGCAATGATCGGGTTTGAAAATGAGTCGATCTATCTAGGCAGATTTGATAGCGCCGATGCAGCGCACCGTGCATATACGGAAGCGGCAATCAAATATCACGGAGACTTCGCAAAATCTGAGTAGCGCGGGGGATACATGCACGACGACGACGCCATGCAACAAGCATGGGAGCAGGAATTGGAAGAATTCCTTGAATGGCAAGAAACATTTGGAGCGAGAAATGGAAACGAAGAAAACCGGGTTGCAACTGCTGCGCGAGCCGTTCCCGGATCATCAGATCAGCCTTTTGCCTAAGCCGTACAAGAAGGATTCGCCCAAGGGCAAATGCAACGAGTGCGGCGGCTATCACGGCCTTCCGGCTGTCCACCTGTCCTACGTCGGACATGCGGCTTTGACCGATCGGCTTCTGAACTGCGACGAGCAATGGACATGGGAGCCGGTCGCGTTCGGCGCCGATGGCTTGCCCCTGCTCGACCAGCAAGGCGGCATGTGGATTCGCCTGACGGTCTGCGGAGTGACGCGTCTTGGCTATGGTGACGCCCAAGGTAAGACCGGGCCGGACGCCATGAAGGAACGGATTGGCGACGCTTTGCGCAACGCTGCTATGCGATTTGGCGCGGCTTTGGACTTGTGGCACAAGGGCGATCTCCACAAAGATCAGAACGATAGCGACGAAGCGCCGGAAAGCCTGAGCGAAAGCGAAATGACGGATTTCAAGATCGCCATTCGCGAGGCAGAAGACATTGAAGGTCTGACGCGTATTGGCGACGGGATTGGCAAAAGCAAGGTGACGGAGAAGCAGCGCGCGGAATTGCTCGCTGATTACTCCAAGCGCAAGAAGGAACTCAAGCAAGCGGTGCCAGCATGATGGATCTCTCGAAGGTCGATGCCGAGAAGATCCAGGCGCGTGGCGAATATGCGACCGTCAACGGCGAATACAAAACGCTAATGTCGACGATTCAAGTTAAAACGCAAACCGCCTGCGATTGCCTTAGACATGGCTTGCAGGAAAAAGACGTTCAGCGAGCTATTGGCTACTTCGAGAGTGCAGAAAAAATGTCTTCAGATCTGAAAAGCGAAATAGTTCTGGCGGCCGAACTGAAGGCGCAAAAGGACGAGCTCTACCAAGCGGCTTGGGGCAAATAACGCTGGCGCATCGCGCCGCACACGATAGAGAGAAGAATGAATGAGCTGGCACTTTTCGCGGGCGCTGGTGGCGGGATTCTCGGAGGCCACTTACTTGGATGGCGCACCGTCTGCGCAGTCGAATATAACGCCTTCGCCCGAAGCGTTCTACTGGCCCGACAAAACGACGGAACATTCCCGCCTTTCCCGATTTGGGATGACGTCAGAACCTTTGATGGGCGTCCGTCGCCGGCGGCACTCACGCGCAAGTCGGGAAAGAGCCGCGAGAACGACAGGATCGACCACGCGGTTATGGCTTCGGACGGTGGCCAGTTGAACCCGGAATGGGTCGAGTGGTTGATGGGATGGCCAATCGGGCTGACCGCATTAAAGCCCTTGGAAACGGACAAGTTCCGCGAGTGGCAGCAGCAGCATTCGATTTGCTCACGCGAGGTTAAGAACGCAGCATGACCCACACAAATCAAGATCGGCACCGTGCTGATCGCAAGGAGCGAGAAGTGACAGACAACAAACGCGCGGCAGACGATGCGGAGCGGGAAAAATTCAATGCTTGGTTCAAAAGCGAACGCACCCGCATGGCGGTGAGTCCGTCTTTCGCTTGCAAGGCGTGGGCGCGTGCGGCATGGCAAGCCGCGCTGTCGTCCCGCGCCGATGGCGGCAAGGGTGAGGCGGTGTATCAGGTGCGCCCGCAAGGTCAATTGAAATGGCAAGACGTGGAGGCGATCAGCCTGTCGATGTATAGCGACGCCGAAAAATACGCGACGCGCGTCCTCTACACCGCCCCGCAAGCCGAGTGCGCACCGCGTGAGGCGGTGTTCCCGGAACGCGATGAATCGAAACCGGCCGAGCAGCAAGGCATTTTCCGAAAGTTCGAAGTGCGACGCGTAGACGGCAGCGACCAGCCGGGCGGCAAGCACCACGGATGCCGATATTTCGTGCTCGACATGGATCACGATGCGCACGCACCTGCGGCGTTGCGGGCATATGCCGATAGCTGCGCAAACTCGCATCCGCAACTTGCCGCCGATCTGCGCACCGAATTTGGCAAGGGTGAGGGGGTAGCAGCACGCAAGCTGGACGCGGCGCGCGGATGGATTGAGGATCGCGAGCACGGTGACAACTGCTTTGTGTCGAACCAATACGTGGGAGACCAGGGATCGCGTTGCAACTGCGGGAAGGACGCAATTCTCGGTTATTTGGAGTCGGACACCGCCCCACAAGTCGAATGCGCACCGCACACATACGATCCGGCGACGCAATGGGGAGATCCGAATTTCGACGGTGCGGAAGCATATCAAGCGCATTTGAATGCCGAGTGCGCACCGCGTGAGGCGCAGCCGGTGCCGTGGACTTACGATCAGGTCGTCATGCTTTGCGAAACTGATGGCGTGCCTCTTCCCGTCGAGTTTATCGAATGGGTCGCAGAGAAAATGACCAGAGCAGCAAACGATGCACTCGCAGCCCCTACGCCTGAGCGTGCGCAGCCGGTGGGGCCGAGAACAACGCTCAACTATGACGGCACTTTTGATACCACGTGCGCTCATTGCGGTGGAAACGGATGCTTTGCTTGTCTTAAAAGCGCAGCCCCTACGCCTGAGCGTGCGGACGCCGACACAGCGACTTGCCCGAACTGTAAAGGCACTGGATCGCACGGCGGACGCTTTCATACAGACGGCAAAGGTTCGAGCGAATACGAACCATACAAATGCGATGTGTGCAATGGATTCGGAAGGGTAAGTGCGGACGCCGACAAGCGCGAACTGTCATGGCAAGAGGGATACAAAACAGGATACGACGACGCCGAAACGGTAGCGAAGCACGCAGCAGGCGCGAGTGAGCGTGCGGACGCCGACACAGTGGGGGCGAGTGACGAACGAATCGAAGAACTGATTGAGCAATCGGGCGGATTTTGGGTTGATGACGAGTTTCGTATCAACTGCCGCGACTTGACGCAACTCATCAGGGACGCGAGTCAGGAGCGTGCGGACGCCGGGAAGGATGCGGCGCTTCTCGAAGCTCTACGGAAGATTGCAGCCATCGAAAACAAAATGTACGGCGGAGATTGGGACGAAATAGAAGAAGCGCGTTCTATCGCTAGTATCGCA